AAAAGCTGAAGTAGTAGCTGATTGTAAAATTGTTAAAGCAAATGGAGATACAACAGCATAGTTGCCAGCGCCACGACGTGTACGTTGTGCAATTAAGTTACTTACACGGTTGATTTGAACAGCCAATGCAGCGTGTTCGTCACCTACGAAAGTAGCTGTACCTGATACTGCAGCTTGGTTGTATGTTTCAACGTCTGAACCAGCTAATGTTAATAATGAAGCGATGATTTCTTGATCAATCTCAGCAGTAATTTCTTGAGCTAATGCAGCCATAATTTCTGCTTCAACGTCAATACCTTGTTGTGCTTGCGCATCTTGTGCAGCTTCAAAAGTCCAACGAGCTGATAATTTACGAGTTTTTGCTTCAACAGTTTGTTTCAAGATTTGAATGCTCATTTTTTTGCCAGCTTGTCCTTCAAGTGTTGCAGTTGAAGCAGCTTTTGCTGTAGAACTGTTGTTACCTGAATAAGCTTCTGCAATTTTGAATGGGCTCAATGCTTCTTCGCCTGCTAATACGTCTTGACCATTATCAGCATAACGAACACGCAATGTGTGGATTTGACCAACAGGACCAGTCATTGGTTGTACACCTACCAATTCGTTAGCAATAACGGTTGGCATTACACGACGGATTACTGGTAAAATCACGCGGTTTAAAGTTGATATATTGCCAGCAGATGTAGCACCAGCAGTTGGACTTTCCATCAAATACTTACGTGTATTTTCAAGTGTAACTCCCATTACTGATTTTTTTGTGCCTGACAAGCCTTCTAAAAGTGCTTGCTTTGTTTCTGCCCAACGGCCATTAAGTAATTCTGACATTTAAATTCTCCTAAATCTTTATAGTCCAGCAAGGCGGCGGATATCGATAATGTTCGATTCATCTTCGCTGCTACGAGTGGTTGTGGAAATTTTATTTCCTGTTATTTCTTTAGCTTCTACAAGAGCCTGTCTTTTTTGTGGTGCTCTACCTGCAACAACTGCGGGTAAATATTTTTCAAAACTTTCATTAAGTTTTGAAGTTTTTACACTCGTCATCAATTCGCTCATAATCTCACGGTGCTCTGCATTAAGCGGAGCTAACAGATCATTCATAACCGATTTTCTTTCTTGCGATTCTTTCAACGCAAATATTTCTGCTTGTTTGCTTTCTAATATTCTTTCAGCTTTGATAACTGCAGATGCAGCTTCATTGATGGCTAAATCTTTCATGTCTATGACTTTGAGCAATTTTGCAGTTTCTGATTTATCATTCAAGTAGCTAGTTTGATACTCGCTAGCAAACGCTTCAAATAATTTGCGGCCAAAATCAGCACGGCGAGCAGAGTCGATGTCTTCTTTTAATGATGTAATTTCAGCATTTAACGTCTGACCTACAACACTTTCAACCATTGCAGCTGCGCGTTGAACAAATTGTTTTTTTACTTGTTTGATTTCTTGACGACCTTCACGAATTAAACGAACTTTTGATTCGGCTAAATCCTGTTTGTCTTTATAAAATTCTGTAATTTCTTGAGCAAGAGCTTCAACTACGAAATGTTCCAATGTGCCAAATTTATTAGCCATTGTCATTTGATCTTCATGCAGTTCTTTAACTTCTTGTGCTAATTGACGTGTAACAAATGTGTTAACCGTTTTTGCACTTTCAGTCATTTTTCTAGCAAATTTAACTTTCATTTCTGCTAGTTGTTTACGATCTGCTACAAACTCGCCAAGTTCACTTGATAGCTGTTCAGAGATCATACGATCTACTGCTTCAACCATAGTGTTTTTGTCGTGTTCATATTTTTGAGCAAATTCTTCGCGTAGTTGTTGAGCAACAATTTCACGGTTTTCAACAATACGTTGATCCCATGCTTGTGTGATCGACTCTTTGATCTCTTCCGAAACCACATTGTTTTCAAATAAAGTTTTTAGTGCTTCCAACATGTGATTCTCCTTTACTATTGGAGTCCGTTTATTATATTTAATAAACTTTCTTTGAGGTATTTTTGCGCTTTTGCATCACCTCTTACCTCTTCCGCTAAACGGATTGAACTAAGACCGCCTTTTGAATTCATAAGGTGTTCATAGATCGGTGTAGGATATGCGCCGGGCGCACTTGGTTGAGCTACCATATCAACGGTAATAATCTCAAAATCTGATACTTCGCCTGATCCGTTATCGCTAACATTACCAGAACCACGTGAACTGACTCCAAGCTTTACACCGCTTTCTAACATTGTTTTAATAAGTTGTCCCATTGGTGTTGGTAAAATTTTAAGTTTACCGTAACCATTTGGTCCTTCCATCCACATGTTAGTTATCATATGTGAAACTCTATCTAAATTAATTTTAAGATCATCTGGATGATCTACTTCTCCGAGCACAGAATAACCATTTTGAATCTGATCGTTGAGGGTCTTAACAGCCTTGCCAATCTCACTCACAGGATACACACGTTGATTTGCGTTACGGATGCCACCTTGTATACAAATACCGCTCATATACAGGTTCTTTCCTTCCTTGTCGTCAGATTCAACGATCATTTGTGCTTCGTTGAAGCTAAGGTTTTCTCGGAGATGTAACATAGATTACTTTCTTCCTGGAATCAAACTTTTAGTGTTTGGAGCTGATTCGCGTTTACCTTTTGATTCTGCACCGTGACCAGGTTCTCTTGTTTTGAACGCTGTTTTTCCAGCTTTACTGTCTTTACGGTTGTGGATTTTTCCTAAACCTGCAGTTAAGTCTTGTGTAGATGGATTTAATAATCCGCCTTTGGTACCTTCGCCTGACGCAGTTTTACCAAATTTAGGAGCTACACCGCCCATGTCATTGTATTTAGGTTTGTTAAACATACTTTTTGTGTTAACGCCGTTATCACCGTGTTTAGGTAATGCAACTTTGTTTACATATTCAAACATGCTTTGGAATTCATCTTCTTCTTCGCCGCCCATGTCATCCATGCCCATGTCGCCAGCTAATTCATCATCGCCGCCAAACATGTCATCGTGTTCTGGTTCGTCTTCTTCACCGGCTAACAATTGTTCAAATTCTGATTTTAATTCGTCTAATGCATCTTCAAGATCCATAACGCGGTCTTCTAAATCGCCGTCACTTTCTTCATCACCAAATTCGTCATCACTACCAAATTCGTCATCACTACCAAATTCGTCATCGTTTTCTTCTTCGTCATCACTACCAAATTCGTCATCGTTTTCTTCTTCGTCGCCTTCTTCTTCGTCATCACTACCAAATTCGTCGTCGCTTTCTTCTTCGTCGCCAAATGCTTCGTCAACTTCTTCTTCTTCAAATTCTTCTGCTAACAATTTTTCATAAATCTCGCGAGATTTACCTACTACAATGTTGTGAAATATATCTTTTGCTGCTTCATGATCTTCATTGATCAAGGCCTCAAGCATGGCTTCAAATTTTGTACGGTCAGTCATGTTAATCTCCTGTGATATTCTATTTTTCTACAAGGCTGTCTTATATTTACACTACTTATAAAAAAGAAGGTAAAAATAGGGTCAAACCGGTGGTTTTTGAATCGTTTTAGATTTTTTTAAGCAGCCGGGGCTGGAGTAGAATACATTGCATTAACAAACTGTAATTCAACTTCTTGTTCTAAAATATGAGCTTCACTGCTCTTACGTAATTCGTTAATTTGCCTAAGTGACAATCGCGTTTTGCGTGTATCAGACCGATGCATCGCAGAGTTATCGTTGTCCTCAGTATATCGCAAATCATTTGCTACATTCCGAGTGTTAGGATCAATATAAAAAAGTTCTCTAAGTATCATATATCTATTTATCCCATTGGAGGCGCTGCACCTGGCATAGGGGCTGCTGGCGCCATGCCTGCTCCCATTCCTTGATCCATACCCATTCCCATATCAGCAGGAGCAGATAAATTTCCTGCCATTCCCAAATCGCCTTCCATGCCTGCTGCGGATAACCCTGCACTACGTAGTTCTCCTGCGGCATCTGTATGCGTAGGCTGCCCTTTACCTTGTTCCTCGCCCCATAATCTTTCGTTTTCTGCAATTTCATCTTCATTTAATCCTAAAAATCTTTTAAGTGCAAAGCGTTTACTCATAAACGGTACTGCTTGAATAGTGTTAAATGTATTAATTCTTTCTGAATCTAGTCCTGCTTGACGAGCACTAGCAAAGTTCATTGGAGGATTAAACGCTAATTCAAATAAGTTTGCATCAATGTTAACACCTCGCCCATACATATACATTTTAAATTCATTTGTAAATGCTTCTGTGATTAAACTTTGCAATCTTTCACAGTATTTGTTAAAACGTAGCTCTTGAATGTATGCTGTACCTACGCGACCATCGTTAAAACTTGCTTGAGAATCGTCTGCGCCGGTTGGTAAGTAGCTACTTGGTATACGTAAACCGCGAAATAACTTGTTTGTAAAAAATTTTAAATCGTCAATTTCACCTAAATTAGTACCGCCTGGTAACGTTTCAACTTTAGAACCACGTCCTTCTGCAGTTTGCGGGAAGAAATAGTCTTCATTTATGCTTAAAGGATTGTATGCACTGTCAATTACGTTCTGCCCACCGCCACTTTGACTTGGAATTCTACGTTGATGTATCTCATTTTTAACTCTTTCTACAAATGACATGGCTAAATGACTTGGCATGTTACCTACGTCAATATGAAATACACGTCTTTCTGGAGCTCGTTGTATACGATAAATTAAAATAGCATCTTCTAAAAGCTCTTTTTGCTTATAAACTTTAAAAATATTTTCTAATAAGCTGTTACCAAACGGAAAATTGTTATCTAACCCTTCTGACAATGACAAATGTACAACATGTTCTGCATTAATTGCATGTTCTGTTTCAGCTAAACCAAATCTAGAACCAGAACTTGAGCTAGGATACGGACCACTTGCACCTTTTTGAGCTCCAGGTGCACCCATATATCCAGCGCCAGATGTCATTCCGCCACCTGCTTGTCTAGGATTAATGTTAGGTGTTATCTGTGTTACTACTAAATTTTCAAAATTAGGAGCTAACTCTTTAATGATATACTGCTCTGGCTTCTTACCATCGCTTTCATTTGCAATAATTTTTACAATTTTACTGTTATCAACCCAGTGCCACTTCTGTGTTTCCGGATCTCTAATAAAGAAAGCATCGCCGTATTTGAATACGTTACGAACAATACGGAATATTCTAGTATCAAACTGCTGTAATTTATTCCATTGTTGTAAATATTCACCTAAAATACGTATTTCTGAGTTAGTTGCTTTACTATTCCATCTAACTGTAAACGGACTTTTGCCATCTTTTAGCTTTTGTGTGCAAAATTCAGCTAAAATGTCTAATGCTGCATTAATTTCTGGATCACTATCCATAACTTCGTATTGTTGATATCGCTCAACACGATTAGGACTACCTGTATACACATCAGGTAGGTAACTTGAATAGTTAGTCCTAGCAGGTCCTGCTTTTGAATTCTGAGAGTTGTTTGATGACCGGTTATGTTCGTAATCATTATCAACTGGTGTAAAGTGTTTTCGCCATGTCATTAAAATTATTCCTTATTTGGAGTTTACTGTATAATATGCTCTGATTACCATCTACTATTAGATAAACTTGATGTTGCATCGATTTGTTTTCTACTATTTGAGCTGATATTATCAGTATGTTGTGCCATTTGGCCCATAGTCTTATTTAACTGCATCAGAGCTTCATGAAGATCTTTTAATGTAGTTTCGTGTATTGCAGCAACTAATGGTTTAGGTTGCTCTACCGGTTTAGGTGGTTCAATAACCGGTGGTTTAGGTGCAGTATGCTGTTCAGTATGTTTTAATGATTGAGCAGAAATCGACGGATGGCTTAAATCATGCGATTTAATAGTTGCAGTCGTTTGATGTGTGTCATTAATCTTAGCAATCTCTGGCTTCGGTACTTCTTTTTGTTTATATCTAGTGGAATCTGCTTGTCTAGCACGTTCTGCAGCTAATTCCTGTAATACAGACGGATTAGTTTCTTTTTGTCCAATAGTAGCTTGAAGTTTTTTGTTCCTAGCTTCTATTTCTGCTTGAGGAATTTCTTCATATTTTACATTGCCACTAGTAGCAGAGGGTTTATCAGACTTAAATGCACTAGATAAACTGTTGCCTATACTATTAAACATTCCTGATACACTTGGAAATCCATCAAGAATCGATGATTCGTCTTTGCCTTCTTCTGGTTTTTCATCATCAGAAAACATATCATCAAACCCAGTTGATATAGAGTTACCTGCATCGGACAATATTTCACCAAAATCAGGTAAACTATCAAACATGCTACTACTATCATCTTCTGTATCTTCGTCTATTTCTAATGCATCACCGGTATTATCTACTACAGATGATAAGTTATCAGTCATAGATGTAAAGAATTCAGTGTAATCAGGAGACTTAAATATCTCCATAGCATCTTTTAATTGATCGGTGTTGTCAAGTGATGGTAACACTGTAGTAATAGAACCACTTATTTGCTCAGACAACCCTTTAAAGGTAGATTCAAAGTCAGGAAGTTTTACTGATTCGGCAATTTTACTTGATATAACGTCACCATTCTTTTCAGTATTTTGAACAAATGATTTCATATCAGTCATCATACCATTAATAGGTGACTGTTTTGACATTTGATCAATTATTGACTGTCCTTCTAATCTTGCTTTCTCTTTATCTTTTTCATCTTTAGGCGCAGGAGTTAAAGATGTTTTAAGTCCTTCTTCATTCCCAAACAACATTTTATTAAGATCAGCAGTTGTTTTAATTGGTGCTATAGTATTTTCAGTTTTAAGTTTCTCTTTTGATGCATATACTTGCATATCAGTTGCTGCTTTACTGCTTTGATAATCTTTAATTTTAGCAACTGCAGTGGTTTCTGCGTTAATTGCATCAGCTTTTTGTTGATCAGTAGTTGCATTCTTGTGTGCTAGTATTGCTTTTTGTAAATCCATACCAGCTGGGCCAAGAGATGCCATTTTTTCAGCACCTTCTTTAGTTCTAATACCGCCTGTTTGAATTTCTCCAGTAACAGCGTCAATAGTTTTAGATAATTGTGCAAATTTATCGTCAATTGGTTTTGGTTCAACTGGTTTAACTTCTTCTTTCTTAACTTCTTCTTTTTTGGGTTCAACTTTGGGTTCAACTTTAGGTACTTCTTTTTTTGTTTCAGGTTGTTTAACTTCTGCAGTCTGCGGCTGTGCTGATTTTACTGCTTGTGCATGTAAATTTTTTACTGCAGGTTCAAATGCAGTTGCGAGTGTTTTTTCAACACGGTCTGCAACTGTTTTAATAAAATTAGTTTCAAATTCAG